TAGGTGTACGGCCTTTCGGACAGCAGGCGCGCGTAGTGGGCCAGCCCGTGGCCGCTGTCCTCGATATGGTCGATGATGCGGACTTCGTTGTTGACGAATTGGGCGAAGATGATCGAGGTCGAGTCGTCCATCCCGAGATCCCAGGCCGTCACAACGCCAACCTGCGGCTCTGGGAGGATGTTCCTGATCCTGCCGCCGGCGGTCAGTTCTTTCATCTCCTTGCCGTAGTAGGCCCCGATGATGGCCGCCTCAAAGCTGCACTCGAACTCCTGGTCATACCGATCCGGTCCGATGGTCTTCAGCGCATCATTCAGTTCGATCTGCGGGATGACCAGCGTCTCAGACGCCGGCAAGACGAGCGTGAACCAGTTATCGTCGCGCGTGGCCTTGTCGTATATTTCCCAAAACTCGTTCTTGCCCTTCGGCGTTCCGATGAACGTCGCCCGACCCTGCCGATCGGCCAGTGCGGGGCGGATCACGGTCGGCCAGGCGTTCGCCGGGAAGTCCGCGGGTTCGTCCAACACAACATCATCGAAATACAGGCCGCGCATGGAATCGTAGTTGTCAGCGCCAAACAGCCGCAATCGCGCACCGTTCGGGAAGTCTGCTCGCAGTTCGCTTTCGTTGTAGGACATGCCTGGGATCGGCGCGGTGAACTGCTTGATGTAATCCCAGCTAATCGCCTTGGCCTGGTTGTAGTAGGGCGCGATGTAGCCGCAGCGCACGTTCTCTCGCGGCGTCGTGATGGCTGCCCGAATCAGGTCATTGATCGCGCCCACGGTCTTCCCGAACCGGCGGTGGGCCACAATGCAGGCAAACCGCTCCTTCCGATCGTGGAACGGCTGAAGCTGCTTGCGCGGCGCGTAGGGGATTTCAATTGTCGGCATTTTTCCAGTGGATGGTCAACGGTCCATCGTTGCTGGTCAGGTTGACGTCCTGCTTCTCACGCCAGCCCGCGCGGGTCTTCATCCAGAACATGGCTGCGGCCTTGCAGTCGCCGTGCGTTGCGCCCGTGGCGATCGCCTGCCCACTGGCAAGGCTGAACAGGTATTTCCCGACTGTGGCGTTGGCTTTTATAGCGGAAACGCTGAGTTCCTCTGCGTAGTATTTGGCCAACGTGGGCTTGCTGATCCCGATGTATGCGCCGATGTCCTCTTGCGTCACGCCGAAGGATGCAAGTGCCGCTACCTCGGCGCGCGTTTCGTCGGTTGGTTTGTGAAGTGGCGTGCTCACGTTAGCCTCTCATCTCGACCATGCGGCCGGTGGATTGAGTTTGCACCTTACAGGAAATCGGTCAAACAGTCCACGCCTAGCCGCGCCAAAAAAATGACCCAGCCGGGGAGGAACGGCTGGGTCAAGTTCGAGGATGACCACCAGAGAGAGTATCGCAGTGTTAGCACGGGGCTGGGCGAAAAGCAAGCCTGCGGTCCCCGGTCCCCGAAGTCCTCGAAGTTTAGTAGGTTCCTAGGGTTCCCAGAAACTGTAGACTTGCGGACGGCAAACCGGGGCTCTCTACAGCTCCTTTCTACAGTTTACCATTTCCCTCTAATCTTCTACTTACTTCGAGGACTTCGAGGACTAAGAGAATAAGCAACTGAAAACAAAGGGAAAAAGCGGTCCCCGAAGTTAGTCGTTTCGGGGACCGTTTCGAGGACTTTGGGGTGTTTCGAGGACCGTTTCGAGGACTCAGAACGGCACATCCCGAAACTCTTCGCCCACGCCGTAGAACACCTGCACCCGACGCTTGGCCTCGGTCTCGTCAATGCGGCCCGGTTTTGTCCAAACGTGGTGCTTTTGGCCGCGAACTTTGTAGACATTGGGGACCGTTGGTTGATACCCGATCTCCCGAAGTATCTGCCCCAGCGCCCGCCCGGTCGGCAGTTCGCCATCGCTTTTGAGCATCGCCTGCGCCTTCAACTCGGTGACGCAAATGATTTCGTCGCTCAGAATATCCGAGCCATGATCTTCGATAAGGTCACGAATCAGGGCATGGTCATCCGAGACGTTGGCCTCGACCATGCGACTAAACGCCTTGGTCCTGGGCGCCCGGCCCTTGTGATCGAAGCCAGGCGATATGGTATAGTCTGACAGGAACCGAGCCATCGCATCCGGCCGACGATACACGCAACCATCAAAGAGCGTCCTGAAATACTCCGCCAATCCCTTGGCGCCGCCGTGATCTGCCTCCATTGCCTGAATGTCGTTGTGTGCGGAAAACAGGACGCAGAACCTGCGATCCGCGTCGTTCACTGGGATCGCGTCTTGGTGGTTGGTGAGCATCATGTACGAGCAGAAGTTTGGCGCACCCGAGTACGACGTTTTGCCCTTCGGGTTGATCGCCAAGAAGTCGTTGGTGATCGCCGGCTTCATGATGTCCATAACGGCCCACTTGTTATGACCGCTGACCCTGATCTCCTCGACGCAGCCAACGATGCCGCCGACGGCCCAGTCGTTGTAGTCGGTCTTCAAGCTGCTGGGGGACACGTCCTTGGTATTCTCGGCCCCAATGATGCGCTGCAGGATATTGAAGAGCAGCGTCTTACCCGATCCCTGCACGCCCCAGATCAAGAGCGCCCAGTTCACCCGCTGCCCCGGGCGCTGGTAGACGTGTGCCATCCAGTCCAGAACCAAAACCTGCTCGGCCTTGTCGGGGAACGTCCACGCGATGTGACGCAAGAACAGGTCCACGACCGCCTGCCCATCCTCGTCAAGCGTCTCACAAGGCGTCACGCCGCCACGCCGGTAGGTGTTGAGAGCCTGAAACCCGTTACGCTCGCAGAAGAGTTCATCCGTGTCAGGCATGAAGAACAAACGATCGACAGTCTGCAGATGAACGTGGTTGATCGCGTAATCCGCGGCGCGGATCTCCGTGGCTACGACTTCGGCCTCGCGGGAAAACTTGGCGCTGAAACCCTTGTCGTTGATCGCCAGGGCAGGGTTTTCGACGTTAACAAAAAGATTGTCCGCCGTGTGATAGCACCACCCGGAGAGCCATGCGGGGACATCATCGGCCCCGTCAGCCGCCCGCCCGCGCTTGATTGGCTTGAAGGACGACTTGACCTCACGGAGGCCCATTCCGGCGTCTTTGGCGTAGACCTCATGAACTGTCTTGGCTAGAAGGGAGCGGATATCTGGTGAAAGCTGCACCTCGTTAAGCGCCTGCACGCGCTTTTTGAATGCCGAGTAGGTTTGCCTGTCGCAGACTTGCTCGGCTTCTTTTTCGAGCGACAACGCAACCGGGCCCGCTGCGTCAACGGTGACGGCGCGAGATCCGCCCACTGCCGCAATGATCGACGCCATTGTCACCGGGTTGTTGCGGCCCCCGAAGCTGCGCCACTTGACGCGCATGTGCTTGACGTCGTGCTTAGGGCTTTTCGCTGACCAGTTGACCCAGGTTTTGAAGCCTTGGCCTTCCGTCTGATGGTAGATCGCCATGCCGACGCGCAGCCAAGCGTCATAGTCAAGATCATCAGGTGGGTAGCTGTCAAGCAAGGCTGCAACGGCATCGGCTGGTATGTCGAGGGGCTGCGAGGCAACGGCAATTTCAAGGTCATCCGCTGCTTCGCTGACCGAGCCGAAGCCTTGGGAGATACGCCCCTCTACCGCGTCTGGCACAACCCAGGGCTCGCCGCCCTGCGACAACTTCCACGGATCAACGCCATGACGGTGCGAGGCAAGAAACATGATCTGATTGACGGTGTAGGAGCAATCGTCCAAACCATCGAGCCCGATCGCTTCGCGGATCTTGTCTACAACGCCGGGATACTCCGCAGGGCTTACCGGCCGGGACAGGGGCACGAACACCCGAAAACGCGGCACGTCAGGGGTATGGCGAAACGTGGTGTAGGCTGCGAAAGCGCAGTTAAGGCTAAGAGATAGTGCCAGTTCCACGTCGTCCATCATAGTGCCGGCCGGCAGGTCGTCGTAGTCAAGCGAGGCCATTGTTCGGCAAGCGATGTTTTCGGCACGCCCAACTGTTTCGTCTTCGCGCAGGCCGCCGACAATAGCTGCCCTGCGGATGCTTTCCTCTTTGGTGGCGTAACCTACGGACTTTGACACGCCTTCGGCAAAGTCATCCCACTCGATTTCTCGTGTTTCGGCATGCGCGAAGTTTTTGCAATAGGTGAACTTAAGCATCATCGCCGACTCCGGTTGCGTTGTGGCGCAGGGCAGCGATGACCTCGTCGCGGTCGAAGCGGTAGTGCCCGCTCGGCAGCTTGATCGAAGGAACCGCCCCGGCGTTTGCCAGTTCGACCATCTTATTTTTGGTGACGCCGATGACTTCGGCCATTTCCGCAGATCGTAACATTTTCGACCCCTTCTCTGTTGACAGGTCACAGATCAACACATATCGTAACGAAAAGCAACAGAAGGAGACAGCGAAATGCTAGAACAAAAAATCGAAGCCCTGACCGCAGCCGTCGAGGCGCTTACCGCAGCGCTTTTGGCCGCGCCCACTAACGCAAGCGCCCCTGCACCCGCGCAGCATGAAGATGTCAAGGTTCAGATAACCGAGATTTCTGAACCAGCAGCCGCAGCGGGCCCGTCCGATCAAGACCTTAAGGATTTGACCTTGGCGCGTTCGCGCGAAGGTCATAAGGACGCGATCAGGGACGAACTTTCCGCGCTTGGCGCAAAGAAGATCGGCGACCTGAAGGGCGCGCAGATTGCCACGTTTTACAACTGGCTGAAAACGCTGGGGAGCAACTGAGATGACCGCGCACGCAAAACTTGGCGCGTCCAACGCGCATCGCTGGCTGGCATGCCCCGGAAGCGTTGCCGCGGAGGACGGTCTTCCCAACACAAGCAGCCCGTTTGCCGAAGAAGGCACCATGGCGCACGAACTGGCTGAACGCGTTCTGAGCATGGCGCACCTGCCGCCAGAGTACGTTGAGCCAGAAGACTGGGCAGCCTATGCCACGGTCAAGTCAAACGAGTTCCTTGATCTTTACGAAGATGAGGTGATGGCCGACTTTGTTCGGGTTTATGTCGAATACGTCAACAACCTCGCCGCAGGCGCCGAAAGCGTAGATATCGAAGCGCGCGTCACCTACGACGACTGGGTGCCGGGTGGCTTTGGTACAGCCGACGCGATCGTGGTTCGCGGCAACACCTTGCACATCTGCGACCTGAAGTACGGCATGGGCGTCCGTGTTGACGCGGAAGAAAACCCGCAGGGCATGCTTTACGCCCTCGGCGCCTGGCTCATGACCGAGTTGGTTTACGACATCAAGCGCGTGCAGATCCACATCATCCAGCCGCGCCTTGATCACATCAGCCAGTGGGAAATCAGCGTACCTGACCTGCTGCGCTGGGCCGAGTGGGTTAAGCAGCGGGCCGAAGAAACTCTTGACGCCGACGCGCGCCGCGTGCCGGGCGAAAAGCAGTGCCGTTTCTGCCGAGCCAAGGCGTCTTGCGGGGCACTGCAAAAGATGACGCAGGACATCATCCTTGCGGACTTTGACGACCTCGACCACATGCCGAAGGCAAACACGTTGACAGACGACCAGATGCGCCGTGCGCTTGAGGGTAAGTCTCTGATTGAGGCATGGCTTGGCGCGATAGAAAGCCTTGTGCGGGAGCGCCTGGGCAATGGCGTAGACTTCCCCGGCTACAAACTGGTTGAGGGTAAGAGCAACCGCCAGTGGTCTGACGACTGGGCCGCTGCGGTAAGGCTGGCGGACTTGATCGGGAACGACAAGGCATACGTTCCGCCTAAGCTGATCAGCCCAACACAAGCTGAAAAGGTTCTGGGCAAGAAACGCACTGCCGAGATTGCCGACCTTATCACCAAGCCTTCGGGCGCCCCGACGCTGGCCCACGAAACTGACAAACGGCCGGCAATTAGCATCAGTGCGGATGACTTTTCCCTTTGCACTGACGAAGAGTAAGAGTAAGATTGACCTCGCTGCGTTGCCAGCAATAAACGCCAAAAGGAGAAACCAAAATGGCAAAGATCAAACTTTCGAACGTACGCCTGTCCTTCCCGTCCCTGTTTCGCAAAGCAGTGTTTTCCGGAGAAGAGACGAAATTCGAAGCGACGTTCCTGATCGACAAATCCTCACAAGCCGACAAAATCGCCGAGATTGACGCCGCCATTAAGGCATTGGTCAAGGACGCTTTGAAAGGCGCAAAGCTGCCCGCTGACAAGATTTGCCTGCGGGATGGCGACGACGTGGACTACGCGGGCTACGCCAACCACATGAGCATCAAGGCCAGCACGTCCAAGCGGCCGATGGTTCTTGATCGTGACCGGAGCCCGCTGGCAGAGGACGACAACCGCATCTACGCTGGCTGCCATGTGAACGCGATCCTCGAACTGTGGGCTCAGAACAACCAGTGGGGAAAGCGCATCAACGCCAACCTCTTGGGCGTCCAGTTCTTCAAGGACGGCGAACCCTTCTCGGACGGCGTCACTGCCACAGCAGACGACTTTGACGCGTTTGATGCAGGCGACGAAGACTTCATGTAAATTCGACGGGGCGGCGCGATGCCGCCCCTTCTCACATAGCCAGATATGAAGGACACCCCTCATGGCACTGATTTTGGACGTGGAATGTTTCCGCGATTACTTCCTCATCTGCTTTCTTGACCGCGAAACAGGTAAGACAGCATCCTTTGAAATGTGGCCCGGAACGCCACTGCCAGTGGCCCGCGTGGCCCATTACATGCGCAGCGAAACTACGATCAGTTTCAACGGGAATAGCTACGACCTGCCGATGATTGCTGCAGCGCTGGAAAACCGCGACTGCGCGGCGTTGAAAAAACTGTCCGACGAAATCATCACGTCCAATCTGCCATCCTGGCGCGTCTGCAAGGAAATGAACGTTCGCGTTCCAGACGGCTGGGACCACATCGACATCATTGACGTGGTACCTGGGCAGGCAAGTCTCAAAGTCTACGCCGGGCGGATCGGTTACAAAAAGCTGCAGGATCTGCCGATCGCACCAGGCGCAAACATTTCGCCAGAGCAGCGCGAAGACCTGCGCCAGTATTGCATCAACGACCTTCGGGTAACGGATGCGCTGTATCGGACTGTCGAAAAGCAAGTCGCCCTACGGGTGGAAATGGGCGCCGAGTATGGCGTTGACCTTAGATCGAAGTCCGATGCGCAAATTGCCGAAACTGTGTTGAAGAGCGAAATCGAACGGGCGTCAAATAAAACGCTGCGCGCCCCGAGAATTTCAAACAGCGCCACGTTTCAGTACCTTGACCCCAAAATTATTACGTTCAAGGGCGCGGAGTTGAACGATATTTTTTCGCGCATCCTCGACCACAAGTTCGGTCTTTCCGTCAACGGGTCAATCGCCCTGCCAGATTGGATGAAAGACACGCGGATCGCAGTTGCCGGCAACGAATACCAAATGGGGATCGGGGGCCTGCACTCCTGCGAGAAAAGCCAAAGCGTCTACGCTGGCGACACGCATATCCTGGCGGACTTTGATGTGGCGTCATACTACCCGTCGATTATCCTGCAGCAAGACATTTCCCCGGACAGCATGGGCGACGACTTCACTGCGGTTTACAAGAGCATTGTCGAGCGCCGGATTGCGGCGAAACGGTCTGGCAACAAGGTGACGGCCGACACGCTCAAGATCGTGGTTAACGGCAGCTTTGGAAAATTGGGCAGCAAATACTCCGCCCTCTACGCCCCGAACCTCCTGATCCAAACGACTATCACGGGGCAGCTTGCGCTGCTGATGCTGATTGAACGTGTCGAGGCTATCGGTGCCAAAGTGGTTAGCGCCAACACAGACGGCATCGTTATTTTTGCCCCCAAAACAATGGAAAACGCGCTGGCTGATGTCACTTTCAACTGGGAACTTGACACCTCATATGAGTTGGAGCGCAGCGACTACGCGGCTTTGCACAGCAGGGACGTGAACAATTACTTCGCCGTGAAGAAAGACGGGTCGGTCAAACGCAAAGGCGCGTTTGCGCAAGCTGGCCTGATGAAAAACCCGGTGTTTGAAATTGTCTCGGATGCAGTGGCTGACCACCTCGCCGGCAAGGCCGACTACCGCAGCGTGATCCGCTCCTGCCGTGATCTGAACAAGTTCGTAATGTTGCGCAAGGTGACTGGCGGCGCGGTTTGGCGCGGGGCGGAAATCGGCAAGGCCGTTCGGTTTTACTATTCGACCGACGTGGGTGTCGATGAGACGATCAACTACGCCAAGAACACGAACAAAGTTCCTCAGTCTGACGGGGCCAAGCCATGCCTTGACCTGCCGGAAATGTTCCCGAGCGACGTTGATTCCGAACGGTACGTCGGCATGGCGAAAATGGTTTTTGAACAGATCGGGGTCAGTAATGCTTGAAAAAGATATTGAGAGCGCACTTTGTAGGCGGGTCAAGTTTCTGGGCGGGCTCTGCGAGAAATTCGTTTCCCCAGGGCGGCGGTCAGTGCCAGACCGCATCGTCACACTGCCGGGCGGAGCGATTGTTTTTGTCGAAGTCAAAGCCCCAGGCAAAAAGCCAACACCCTTGCAGGTGCGCGATCACGACACCCGCAAGGGCTTGGGTTGCCGGGTTGTGGTGATCGACAGCTTGGAGGTAGCCAATGCTTTCTCGGGATGATCTGCACGCGTATCAGCGCAAGGCGATCGAGTTTGTCTTGCGAGAGCGGCGGTGCATGCTTGCGCTCGACATGGGTTTGGGCAAGACGGCTTCGACCCTGACAGTGATCAGTGACATGTTGGACGGCTTTACGGCAAACAAGGTTTTGGTTGTCGCACCGCTGCGCGTTGCGAACAGCGTTTGGGCGCAGGAGGGGGCGCTGTGGGGGCATCTTAAGCATTTGCGGATATCGGTTTGCACCGGATCTGACAAAGCCCGTAGGGGCGCCCTGGCGCTTGATGCTGACGTGTATGTCATCAACCGCGAAAACATGCCTTGGCTGGTCGAAAACTATGGCGCGAAATGGTCGTTTGACATGGTGGTCATAGACGAAAGTAGCAGCTTCAAAAACGCGTCAAGCAAACGGTTTAAGGCTCTGCGGAAAATGCTTCCGCACATCGACGCGATGGTTCTACTTACCGGCACACCTTCGCCAAACGGTCTTTTGGACCTTTGGGCGCAGATGTATTTGATTGACTACGGGGAAAGGCTTGGGCGCACCCTGACGGGGTACAAGCAAAGGTTTTTTGAAGCCGACTACTTCGGGCGCAAGTTTGACCTCAGGCCCGGGTCGGCTGACAAGATACACGGGCTTCTGTCGGACAAGATCGTGCATATGAACGCAGACGATTACCTCGACATGCCTGCGCGCATCGACTTGACGATCGGTGTTGATTTGCCGCCGGAGGTAATGAGCAACTACTTGGATTTCGAGCGAACAATGTTGGCCGAAATCGACGGGGAAGAAGTTGAGGCAACGACGGCTGCTGTGCTGGCAAACAAACTTTTGCAATACGCAAACGGCGCACTTTACACAAACGCCGCCGGATCTTGGGCAGAGGCGCACGGGGTCAAACTGGACGCGTTGGCGGACATCGTTGAAGATAACCCCGGCGAAACCATGCTGGTGGCCTACAACTACAAAAGCGATCTTGAGCGTTTGATAAAACGGTTTCCGCAGGCGCGGGTTTTGGACAAAAAGCAGGAAACCATTGACGCCTGGAACCGCGGAGAAATTCCAATGCTGTTGGCGCACCCAGCGTCCGCTGGGCATGGGCTAAACCTGCAGAATGGCGGGGCGTTGTGCGTTTGGTTTGGGCTGAACTGGTCGCTTGAGTATTACCAGCAGTTCAACGCGCGCCTTCATCGGCAGGGGCAAACACGCCCGGTCCGCATTGCGCATATCGTATCAAACAATACGATTGATCAGCGCGTCCTAGGTGTTTTGCAAAACAAAAACGCCACGCAAAAGAGCCTGTTGGACGCGCTGAAAAGATAGGTTTAGGGCTGTTCCGTCGCGATCTCGCCGCCGCAGGCCAGATACCCACATCCATCGACCCATGAATCGAGGTGCGCCGGGTTTGCCTTGATGCGGGCCAGCTTCATGAGCGTCATCATCACGGCCACGTCGGCGGCGGTGACGGGGTGGTCGAGGTGGGCGGACCAGAACGTGGCGATGGTGCTGAAGTTCCGTTCGGCATCACCGTGCTGGGCTGCCCGATCGACGTTGACGTACTGCTTGGCCGTGTCGAGAATCTCCGACCTTTTCATGCTGCCACCCACATGCTGACATCGCGCAGGTCGGCGCCGATGATATCCGACAGCCTGGCGCGGCAGGGTGCGCTGGGGATGTGGTGGCCGTTTATCCAGCTTGATACGGTTTTGGGATTTACGGGAACTTGTTCGGCGAGCCAGCCGTATTTCCGGCCGTTCTCCTTCGCCCAAGATTTGATCAGGTTCTGAGCCTGCATCGGTGTCTCCTTTGTTCTTCTGACCATTAACGCCTATCGTATAACTTTTTCGCCGTCAAGCGCGACTTTCCTGTTGCGTGCTGTGAAATTGGTGATATTGTGATGATAAGAAAAACGAGAGGATGACCAAGATGACCGCCTACACGACCTTCAACTTCGCCGCCGACGCAGCCCTTCCGGCCGCGCTTGCGGCCCGCATGCAAGCCGCCGCAGACCGCCGCGCGGCCGCTGGCCTGATTAGCGCTGACGGCCAGACCCACACGAACGCAACGTGCCGCGATCTTTACGATGCTGGTCACGGAGTTTTGTCGCGCGTTTATCTGGAGGCGCAGAGCAAATGACCCAGCAGACAGAATTCTACATCATCACCAGCGACCACGGCCCCCGCGGCATGGGTGCCAGCGATCCGTGTTACAATCTGGACGACGCGGCGAATGCACTCGGCGAGGCCGAGAGACTGACAGGTCGTGACGCTCGCGCCATCTATGTTGACGTTGCCAGCGGGTACAGCCGCGACGTAACCACCCAGTGTCTTGCTGTTATCTCTGCCCGCCGCGTTGCCAGCGGAAACGTGGTTGAATGGTACGAGGCCGCAGAATGATCCGGGACATGATCGGCGTGGCCTGCCTGTTTGGCGGCCTGTACCTGATGCTGATGATTGGCATGGGGGCGGGGCTGTGAGGGTTCTGGTGGCCTGCGAATACAGCGGCCGGGTTCGTGATGCGTTTATTGCAAAAGGTCATGACGCCATGTCATGCGATCTGCTGCCAACGGACGTGCCGGGTCCGCACTATCAGGGCGACGTCATGGACATAATCGGCGACGGTTGGGACATGATGATCGCGCACCCGCCTTGCACGCACTTGGCGGTCAGCGGCGCCCGGTGGTTCAAGGATAAGCAAGCCGAGCAGTTAGAGGCTTTGGAGTTTGTCAAAGCCCTGCTCAGTGCGGATATCCCCTACAGTGCCTTGGAAAACCCCGTCAGCATCATCAGTAGCCGGATCCGCAAGCCCGACCAAGTGATTCAGCCTTGGCAATTCGGGCACGGGGAAACCAAGGCAACGTGCCTGTGGCTCAAGGGCCTGCCAAAGCTGAAGCCGACGAACATCGTCGAAGGGCGGGAGCAGCGCGTTCACAAGATGCCGCCCGGCCCTAACCGGTGGAAAGAACGCAGCCGCACGTTTGAGGGAATCGCCGCCGCGATGGCGGATCAATGGGGTGGGACAAATGTATAAACCCAACAAGTTCGCCGAATGGGACCAAGACCGCCTGCGGATCCTGTGGATGGCCGGCATCCCGCAATACCTGCGCAAGGAGAAGGAGCGGGAGAACGACCCGGCCCGGCCCACGTCGCCGGAGGTGATCTTCGCCGTGGCCAAGCATCTCAGCGAAATGCCAGACACCCGCGGCGGGATTTGCCGGGCCCTGAAGATCGGCGAGAAGACGGCCGACCGTGCGCTGGGCAGCCTGCGGGACGAGGGGCGCCTGATCAAGACGTACAACAGCACGCTGAAGCTGTGGTTTTACCGGGTCGTGGAGAAGCAAGAATGACCGCGCAAGTCATGCAACTGCCACCCGCCCACGTCGGCTACGCGCAGGCACGGGTTATCCTGCGGCATCACCGGCTGCACGACCTGGACGCCATCGATGCGGCGTTTGATGTCTTGGCATGCAGCCCGGACGAAGCCGACAGGGCTTTGTGCCGGATTGTCCAAGACGAAATGTGGCTGGTGCCGTCGCCCGGTGTTGGCACCATCGTCATCACCATGATCGCCGTTGCGCTGACCTGTGTCGGGTTGGCGACATTAGTAGGGAGGCTTGTGCTGTAATGGCGCTTAAACTGAACACGTCGGACACGCACACCGTTTTGACTGCGCTGCAAATCTACCGCGAGGAAGTGCTTGTGGAGGGTGAGCCTAACAAGTGGAAGCTTGAG